ATGGGAATCCTCCGCATACCATATCGGGAACAATGGATTCTGCCCTGAGTTGCTCATGGTTGAGTTCCTTTACATCGTCGAATATCGGGACGCTGGGCCAGTGCTTGCGAAGCACAAGTTGCGCCTTCTTGTCATTCTCACAGAACGCTACCGTCTCGAATCCACCCGTCCGCTCCAGCCCGAGCGAGAACCCACCGATGCCAGAAAACAAGTCGAGAACTTGATACTTCATTCTCATGCTCCCTGTTCTAGAAGATGGTTGGTGAGTTGGAGACTTTTATCGGGAGAGGTGAAGGGTGAAACATCTCGCCATCGTGCTGTAAATGCGTTGTGGAGAGACCATAGGTTACCCGGTTCGAAGGTTTCAGATTTTTCATACTCATCGACTACATCTAGAATGTGAGTTTTAGGGATGAGTCCTCTCTTGGCTGAATCAATAACAAAGGATCGTGCTTTGTGGGGACTTACCTCTTGGGAGATAAGGCGAGTAACCTTCTGGGTACAATCTTCATATTCTTGTTTGACTGTCCGTCCAAATTCGTGGGTTGCCTGGTAGAGAGAACCCATAATGTTGGGGGTGTGTCGCCGTGAAAGTAGGTGTTCAGCCATGAATGCCCCGTTGTCGCACACAAAGATGCGGATACCCGCTGCGACTTTGACCGGGAGTGAACAGTTATTAGAGTTTAGAACTGCCACTTGGAATACGAAGTCTTCGTGGTCCCAAAGATTCTCTTGGTCAGTGTTTTTACCTTTTATATCGAAGCCACCTATGTAGCGTAGTCCGTCTTTGCTGATAGCGTGTGTCTCATTTTGGATGATGATATTTGGGTTCAATCCCCTGATACTTTCTTGGACCAAGTGGTACACAGTACTGTGTGCTACAGGAGTGTGGCGGGGTCCTATGGATGGTGCTTCGGGAAGTGCACAGATGTCATCGTAAGTGCAATAATCACCCCATGTATGTGCCATAATTGTCATTGTTAGTTCCTTTCTGTGTTGAATCCTTTTAGAGAGGTCCTCCTCACACAATTATGAGGAGGACTCTCCGAAAGGAGTAGGACCCTACCTACCGGGCGGGTAGGCAAGGCCCTAGGAGTGGGGGTCTGAGTTAGCCACCCAGAAGAGACTGGAGGAACTCCGTACGATATGTACGGTTGTTCCGTTCAGTGTACTGACATCGAACGACGGCAGCAACCGTTGTCTCACCATTCAACTTGTTTTCTACCTCTTCAAACGCCGCTCCAATGTCGGAGGGATCGTAACTAAGGATAGTCTTGAGGTGACCCTTGAGTCGTCCCATCTCGATACGGGCTCGAATCTGACTACCTTCATGAGATAGTTGACCGGGGTCGTTCGGAATGTTCATGGGTGCACCCTTCCAAATGAGGGGTTCAGCACGATCGGGGTCTTCACAGAGTTGATAGTGAAACTGAACACTGATAGATGGGAATTCTTGGCCATCTCCAGTCTGTCGGAACTTGCCCTCTGAAACGTTAACACCGAGGACGTAGCAATTGTGTTCGCCCTTATCGGGCCACTCACCAAGGGAACCAAGCCCTTGATCCGCTGTTGCAGATTCAAAGTCGTTCTGCAAGTTGCTGAAAATTGCCTTCGTGTTGTTAGGAATGCTCATGGAAGTTTACTCCTTTTCCTTTTGAGCTGAGATGTATGCTGCTTCGAAGGTAGACCACGCGTCTACCTCAGGCAGCTCCAAACGATCGGGTAGTTTAACGCGGCATTTCGTAATGCCAGCGAGTGCTTCATCATTTACTGTCATAAAGTGTTTCTCGTTCTTGGTAGTCTCGGTCCGCTTGGGACCAGGCTTACCTCCTACTCCCTTCATTTGGACAACCTGTGATTCGCTAATCCATTGGGTTTCGAATGCGGCGACGAGTTCGAACATAGGGAACAGTCGCTTGTAGAAGTTATCGGTAATGGTTAGTTCTGGTCGGATGGTGTAACGATCGTCCCCGAGCGGTATTTTGGAGTTTACTAGGTGGCAAATGTAGAAGAATCCATACCCTCGTTGTCGTAGTTCAAGGGCAAACCGAAGGAGACCATCGTATACGTCATCCCATGCACGGCGTCCGTCTAGTTCCCTCCAGTGTTGTTTACCCATTTTCTTGGTGACGTGGTCCTTCATTAGTTGGATGGAGGGACCTAGTGAGTCCAAGATAATTGTATCGGGGCGCTCTTGGTTGGCCTCAGCCATCTTGACGAGTTGGTCCTTCTTCTTAAGGATTGCATCCCAGTCGAGAATCATCTCATTACCACCCACATCCATTGGTTGTCCAGAAGGTGTTACTCCAGGCCAAATACAGGCTTGGGGATTGGGGTTGGTTGTGCTTGTTCCATCAGCATTGATGATGAATGCACCCGGGTGGCTCTGGATGAAGGAACTCTTGCCTGTCCCCGGCATACCTACGAGTAGGCCAAGGAGGTGATTGGGTGGATGTACCATCCGTTGGTTTGAGAATCCTAACCCACTGAACCGTTGGGCTATAGTGGTACCCACGGCTATGTCCTGTGTTTTCACTGAAGATCTCCTTTCATTTCGTTGTCAAACATGAAGTCATCTGGTGTAAGCATCCCCCTGAGTCTGTTGGTATCCGCAATGTTTATGAGGTCTTGGGCCTCTTGCGTTCTTTCAATTGTTGAAGGATCGATTCCCTTATCGGGCAGGCTCCATACTACTTGGGTTTTAGGCTTGAGTTGTAGTTCACTGCACCAATTTTTGAATTCCCTGAGAGAAACAGTTGAATCATACTTGGATCTGAATGCCTTCCAAAGTGATAAGGTCGTTTCGTCTCCTTTACTCTCATAGAGAAGTCCTTCTAATTTAGGAAAGATTACCTTCTTGAGTATCTCTGGTCGGAAGTGAATTAGTGGATGACTAGCCATTCTTTACTCCTTTTTTTCTAGGCTGCGGGCCGCCCCCGCAAAGTGGAAGGGGGCGGCCCGCACCTGTAATCATTTGGTATCAACAATAAACTCTAGTCCTTCATCCCGATCCAGTTGAATGAAGCCCTCTTTCCGGATGAGATCGGGCCATTCTTTTGGAGGTAGTAGGTAGAAGGGCGTAAACGGGGAGAGTCTCCCGAACTGCCTCAGGTGTGACATTGACCGAGGAAAGTGATATGGGAGTGGGGGACATCGTGCATAGTCCGCAATGATCTTGAGACGAGTATCGTATTCTTGGACGTAGGCTGGATCCAGGAGAGTGGATCCATAGGTAAGGCTGATGTTGATGGGAGGGTCGGTGGCCCACTTAGGGGCCAAGTGTTCATATTCGCCGGTACCCTCATACCAATTGTTACATCTTTTGATGTAGTTGGTAAGACGTGGTTCCCCCGTATAAGTCTTACGGATTTCGATTTGACCCTTACGGGGTCCCGACTTGAGGGTGTGCTCATACTCCTCACAGTCTCGGTCTTTCATTCCGAATTCGATTGTGGGCTTCTGGATCGCCAAGTGAATCATTCCCCCCACTCCTACGTCATCGGGTAGATCGAATTTCTTTTGAAGTTGTTTGGTCTTGAGTGCGTTCTTGAGGATCATCATGTAGTGCTGGGTTTGGAATTCAAGGGGACAGGTAATGAGGCGGTCGGTTGCTGATTCGCTACAAGTTTTAGCGTCTACTATGAAGAGGGTATTCTGTACTTCGTGGTAAAGAAGGAGGTCGTAGAGGGCCACTACCTGTATCTTCTTGGTGGGTGAGGAACTGGGGAGTTGCAGACGGATTCCTAGTTCGGAACCTATGGTTCGGAAGTGGGATTGGTTTATGAAGAAGTCGAGTGTTGTGCGTTTGGGTCCGAAGGGTAGGTTCCAGCAGGCGTCAAACCAACCCATGGCACACCGACAGTCGTTACGTTCCCGTTCCAATACTGTGTCCCGTGAGGATCCCTTGATGCCGAGAGACATACATATTTCGGTGAGTTCCCCAAGTCGATCCTGTAACTGTGCTTCCATTATTTGGGAGGCAGCAGTTTTCTCCTCTTTGTAGAGTTCAAGGCGCTTGTGGAACCAAGAACCCCGGCTTAGAGCTTTCGACCAGCGTAGGGCAGGAGTTAGTCCTAGTCTGCGAGACAAGTAATATTGGAATGGACAATGGAGTACCCCCTCGTAGTCCGATGAGCGGATGGAGGGAGTCGTAGCCACAAAACCGTGGTACTCCATCCACTCCTTTGCGTCCTTCCCGCGGGTGGTTGGCACAGGAAGGCTCTCAATTTTTGGGGGCATGGTGTTCTCCTTCTGTGTTAGTGCGTGTTTAGCACTTATCGCATGAGAAGCCGAGGGCTTTCATGACGTAGGGTCGGGTCCAGATTCCTGCGGCGTAGGCTGCGGTACAGAATACAACGAGGGGCCAGAACCCGTCAGTCTCAGCAAGAAATGGGATCATAATCGATTCTCCGTTTTTTTCTTGAGTCTTACGAGTCGAGCCTGGTTCAGAGAACGGTAGGCCCAACCCGCGCTAATGACTCCTGATGCTACGATGATCGGGAGTGCAATGAAGTGGAAGTACTCCTGCATAATGGCATTCAGAAAGATAAGTCCCACCCCACCAAAGATGGGGTACCAACCTTTGCGTCCTGCCGTTACGACGAGGAGTACTATTCCCCCCAGAATAGAAAGCCCCCCAATACCACTAAGTATTGAGAGGTTACTTACTGTTTCGGTTGTGGCTGCCGTAATGTCTCCCACGGGATTGTGGGGGGGTGAGGTCCCTAGGATACGATTCAGCGCACTACAACCGAAGGCAGTAAATGAGGTGAGAAGGAGCAAGAGAGAAGACTTCATTAAGATACTAACCTAAGAGTGAGGGTCATAATACCCGAGAAAATGAGGGCAGCCACGGCAGAAG